CTAAGGACGTGCGACATTATCGGAACGGACACAATCTCGACAATCCTCTTTTTGGTTTCTCTGTCATGAGTACGCTGATCCTCGATATATTCGGGGATGACGAAGCGAACAAAACCAACTATTTCTGGTACAAGAATGCGGCGACTCCCTCGGCTCTGTACATCGTCGACAACTCACTGTCGGATGAAGAAAAAAAAATAACCATAGAGAACATATCTGAAACTCTCAAAGGATCGCACAACGCTGGGAAGAATATGATCACCAATGGTATCACTGACATCAAGCCTATATCATCGGGGGAGACGAGCACCGTCGGGATCGATAAGAGGCGATATGCTACTGAGAAGATATGTGCTGGGCTCGGCGTGCCACGCTCGATACTCGGATATATTGAGGGAGTCAACCTCTCGAACTCTGGCGACCTTTTTAAGAAATTCATTGAGAACACTATACAGCCTCTCGAGCATACGTTGGAGGCGATATTTTCTGATTTGAGCAAGGATTTTCTTGGGTATGACTTTGTCATCAACTCGGATCATCTGGATCAGGTCGAGCAACTCAGTAAGATCGCTCGTGACAATGTTGGATCGGGACTATGGACTCGTAATGAGGCTAGGGAGTACATGGGATGGGATAAGATCGACCATGAGATGGCGGACGAACTGACTGTATCGAGTGCAACACAATTGATTGATAACTTGACAATAGGGGAACCGACAATAGAAACACCTGTTTGAGCTGACTGAAATGTGGTGAAATCAATATAATTGTCAAATGTGATAAAATGGAGGTTTGCACGAGCAAGTTATTTGACATTTTTCTTGGAACATCGAAAAAAGGCATATAAATATATTATTCTACGCATATCAAAATGACACAAAAATATCTCAAAAACAAAAGAATCATCTCGGGTCGAGCTATCGCTCGTATACTTGCGGAGCATAAAAAGGTTTTTATCCGTTTTTTGGAAGCGAGAGAAAAAAAAGGTGCTTTCTGGAATATCAAAGAGAACATTGTCGAGCAATTCATCGACGAAACAAAAAAAGACATACCTGAGTACCTGTCGGCGACAATACCTGCCGTTATGGTACAAGGAGCAAAAGAGAATATCGAGAAATGGAAAACACTTTTGCCGTCGGGGTATTCTTTGGCTTTCGATTTGCCTACGAGCCCTGCGAGCAATTATGTGAGGGCTTTGATTGATTTGCACCTGTCGGATTATCAAGGCTCTATACTCAAGACAACACGAGATGAACTGCGGACAATTATCGCAAACGGGCTCGACGATAAGCTGTCCTATGGAGACATCGCAAAGAGAATATCAGAGACTGATCCTTTTGTGTTTTCGAAATCGAGAGGCAAACTGATCGCTGTGAACGAGATTTGACGAGCGTACGGATGGGCGGATCACGAGCCGTCACGAGTCCTTGCGACAGATTATGACATGGAGAAGAAGTGGAATACGTCCGCTGATGAGAAAGTACGCCCTACGCATGCTCTCAATGGATCCCAGGGGTGGATACCTTTTGAGAAAACGTGGGCTGGCACTGGAGATGAGTATGCCCCGTCTCATGACATCAATTGCCGTTGCACTGGTACGGATCGAATTATCGGCATCAAAAAAACGGCATCTATCGAGCAAAAAAATAAATATTTGGCACTGACGCAAAAAGCAATATAATATATCTGAAAAATAACCTACTTTCCCTTATGCTCAAACTTACTAAAGACTCAGATCGCACGTATGCATCTTTTCAGATGGCTTTCAAAAGCATAGAGACAAAGGCGGACGGAAGTGTACGGATCAAAGGATTTGCGAGTACTCCTGACCTCGATAGATACGACGATGTAGTCAATCCGACTGCTTTTGCTTCTGCTATGGTGACATATATGAAAAACCCCGTCGTCCTGCTTGGACATGATAGCGACAAGCCTATCGGTACGGTCATAGAATACAATCTGTCAAACAACGGACTCGAAGTCACAGCGGAGATTGTGAACGACACCGACGGTGTACTCGAAAAAATACAAAACAAAACATTGCGTGGGTTCTCTATCGGATGGATATGCAAAAACTGTATCTTCCGAGAAGAAAACAATCGCTCTATCAGGGAGATCACAAGTCTCGACCTTGTCGAGATCAGTGTGGTCGCTACTCCTGCAAACCCGTCGACTCTTTTCACTTTGGCAAAATCACTCAAGAAATTTTTCGATAAGAAAGCCATTGAAAAGAAAAGTGAAGATGATGGCGGAGAAGTAGAGGAAGAGATCAATGAAGAAAACCAACCAACAGGCGAGGAAGCAACTGGTGCAAGTCCAGACGAGGCAAAGGAGGCTGAGGTGAGCGGTGAATCCGCTGAGCCTGTCGCACCTGAAGTCTCAGAAGTCGCCGAGGAGGAAACAAGCGAGGTCGTGCAAGCCGACGAAGAGCCGACATCTGAAGCATCTGCGGAGGTACTCGATGAGGTGAAAGCCCTTGTGGATACTATGATACAGGAAGCTATCGAAAAAGTCACTGCTCCTCTCTTGGCTCAAAATGCGGAACTCAAAACTGCGATTGATGCTCTCGAGAAAAAGCACAATGATTTTTCTGAAAGTATCTTGTCTGTAGAGGTCTCAAATAGCAACCGAATGTCGAAAAAGCACGTTGTGCTGACGTACGGTATGCTACGATAGTTTTATTTTTTATCTTTTTTTCTGTATGTTTAAAATTTCAGATATCAAATCCGCAGGCAGTCTCATATCTGCGGTGTCCGACGCCCTCAAACATGAGGGTGCGGATGAGACACGTTACGATTTTGCAAAAGCAAGCGAAGTAAAATCTGCTATGCTCGAGACAAAGGCAAATGAGGTGATCCACACTGGAAACACTGGCTTCGGTGCTGAACTTATCCCAGGTGCAGTACAAACTACTGACTTCTTGGATCTTGCTCCTAGCTTGTCGCCTACACTCGGACTTTTCAAAGGTTTTCACGGTCGAAACATGAACAAAATCATGGAAGTACCTATAATTGGTGAACTTGCATTGCATAATGTCATGCCTGAAACTACTGACGATATCATGAGTATCACAGGTGCGTCTACTGGCAAGCTCCCTACCGCGAAAGTCATGATCAATCAGAAAAAGCTCGCTTTTCGTGTGAGTGTTTCTGATGAGGAAGTACGTTTTTCAAACGTGGTCGACATTGTCGCTACACTCCAAAGAAAACTTGCTGAAAGTGCTGCACGTACTACGGTTTCTGCTTTCATCAATGGTGACACTGTTCTCACGGCTAATACGAATATCAATCTCATAGATGGTACTCCTACTGGTACAGAGCATTACACCATATGTGATGGTCTTCGAAAAACTGCTTTCACGGCTTCTACAGCTCGTGATGTTGGTACTTTGGATTTTGGCGATTTCGTCACAGCATTGAAAGACCTTGGAAACAATGTATCTGGAGATCTTGTATGGCTTTTCGGCACACAGTCTCATGCTTCTGCTTTGCTTTTGAATGAATTCGTCCAAAGCTATATCAACGGAAATAGCTCGACTGTTCTCTCTGGGAAAGTACCTAGCTTCCTCGGTTACGAGACGGCTATCGAGCGTTATCTCGGCAAAACCAATGCCGTTGGTAAAGTTTCTGCTACTGGTGGAAACAACACAAAAGGTCAGGTACTCCTCTTCGACAAGTATGATATGCAATGGGGGTACAACGGCGAATACTCTATCGAGATCGTTCGTGTACCTGCACAGGGTTGGCAGATGGTCGGTTACTACTACGTCGGGGCTACTTCTAGCTCAGGTAAGGCTGGTACTGATCCGCGTGTCGCGTCTCTTTACAACATTGCTTAATAGGCAAGATTGAGCCCCTCTTATCAGGGGGGGGGGCTTAGATTTTATCTCTTAAAAAATACTATGGTGAAAATGCAATACGTCGGTGAGGGGCATACATATGTCCGACTCGAGAAGACGGAAGAAAAAATCAAGGTCTCGAATGGAGAGATTATCGAGGTATTGGATGAGAAAATGGTGCCTCGTTTTCGAGTTTGGGGTTTCAATATCGTCGATATAGATGTCGAAGTCACAGACAACGGTGAGGATGACATTACCATTGAAACATCTGGCGACAACGGTGAGGATGACGAGCCAAAAAAGAAAGGTAAAAAATAATCATTTTCACAAATGGCAACCTATATAACACCTGAGAGGATAAAGAGTTTCATCGGATCCGACTGTACTGCTAGCGATGCTATGGTACTAGCGGATCTGTCTGAGGCTCTTTTTAACCGTCTTGTATGATCAGAAAATGGTTTATTACTTGGCAATAAGACCGATTTTTTCGATAGAAATGACTTTACTCCTGTGAAAATCGGGAAATTGTTCTATTTGAGAAACTACAAACCCATCACGATAACAAATATCAATGGCATTTCGGCTGGAACTGTGAATATCGACTATACACTCGACGGGAGACGGCTCGAACTCAAGAATGCCGTGTGTATACCTGATGTTTTCCCTCATCGCATCAAAATCGAGTACACGGCGTGACTCGCGA